CCCACGCAGCTGACGCTACCAGGTCTTAAGTCTGGCTCCTTAGACCACTCGGACATTCGTGCGAAAAAATACTACACTTTATACAATATATACATCACAATCTATAATAGTAACTCCTCTTTAAACGCTTTGCTCGAAAATATAATAGAAAAATAATATACATAATTCTATATGGTAAAACGAACCATGAATATGGTCTTTTGCGATTCTTCTAAAAAGACTCGTTATTGTGGTGATATGGAAGTGTCTTCACCTTTTTGTCAAACCAGTGTATTTTCTATTTATTTGGAGCCCATATTGAACCCTTATTGGAAAACATATCACGAAATTTTGACATTGAGTTCTGTTCCACCGGGCCCTCTAAACGCTATGGTATTGAACATTGATTTCCCTCGTTTGTCTCCTTTTCGACCCAATAGCGGTCCTTTTTTCAATGGTCATGCATGTGTGCCCTGTGTTATGCGGTATCCTGTATGTGCGATCGGTGGAAGTGGCGCTGCATTTCGCGACCAATCTTCGTTTATGACGAGTCAAGACATTTCCGCATTGTTTTCTTATTTAACGGAACAGGGTTATATTGTCGAACAAGGTCTCACCACCATGCTGTTTCAAGGCGATATAAATGCAGACAACCGAAAATTGGTGGCCATGATTCGTTATAATGAACCGACGTAATTAAATATGCCTATTTTTATATGAACCTGATTAAATTAATGGCTTCATTATTTCTGTCTACTTCTCTTTTAGGAGCTTGCCGAGGGCTTCGCACTTCCCGCATGGTGATGCGTGCCAAAAAACCGAGTGTGTCCATTCCTCTAGACGGATATGATGACCGCATGCGTTCGTTGGCCCCCTTGTATAGTCCCCGAGGACCCAACCAAAAAAAATACGTGGAATTGTTGGCGAATAATTCTGTAGATGTGGTTGTCACGTTGGGTCCTGCGGGCACTGGTAAAACGTTGTTTGCGTGTGCCGCTGCCGTCCAAGAGTTACAGCGCGGAAATATACAGAAAATCGTTTTGACCCGCCCGGTTGTTCCTGTAGAAGAAGACATTGGCTATTTGCCTGGAAATATGATCGCCAAAATGAACCCATGGACACGTCCTATTTTCGATATATTGGAGGAATTTTACAGTGTGAGAGACATTGACAATATGTTGAATTCGGGTGTGATTGAAATTTCTCCGCTGGGATTTATGCGCGGGCGCACCTTTAAACGTGCATTTATTATTGCCGATGAAATGCAGAATTCTTCACCCAATCAAATGCTCATGTTGGCCACACGTTTGGGCGAAAAATCCAGGATGGTGGTTACCGGTGATTTGAAACAAAGTGATCGTATGGAAAACAATGGATTGTTGGATTTGATGCGCAAAATAGATGCATTTGAAGGCGAACGTGACTTGATTCGTATGGTGTCTATGGATCATCGTGACGTACAACGTAGTCAAGTGGTTTCCAAAATGTTGGAAATATATGAGGGGAATGTCGAGAAAAAAGAAGATAACGAAGAGAAAGAAGGGAAATGGAATCGCGATGATCACGAAGAAAAGGCGAGGAAATTGAAAATTATTGAGGGATTTTAAACATTGTTGAAAGAATTTGAAAAAATATTTTTCTATTATTACACGTTTATTCAGTAACGTATAATGCAATACAATAAGCTATATCTTTGTGTGAGTGTCGTACTAATGGGATTGGATTTTGGCTTTTTGTTCTTCCTTTTTTTATAACAAGACATACCATTCTAGTTATATGATTTTTAATTAATGTCACTATGTCTTTGTGTCCTTTTTTACTTGCCTCTATGAGAGCCGTTCCCCCATATAACCACTTTGCATTTACATTAGCTCCCTTCTCCAGTAGCAATGCTACGGTCTGAGTATGTCCATACTCACTTGCTTTTATAAGAGCCGTTTTGCCATGATTATCCTTCACATTGACGTGGGCTCGTTTTTCTAATAGCAATGCCACGATCTGTGTATGCCCATACTCGCTTGCCTCCATGAGAGCCGTTCTGCCGTAATATATATCCTTCGCATTCACATGCGCTCCATTCTCCAATAGGATAGACACAGTTTCCTTGTATCCATACTCACTTGCACACATGAGAGCCGTCGTGCCGTGTTTTGTCTTTGCATTCACATTCGCTCCATTCTCCAATAGCATGGACACAGTTTCCTTGTATCCATTCTTTACTGCATTTAAAAGTTTCTTATTCATTTTCTTATAACTTTATTAGTATTTTGTTTCATATCAACGATTCATTTAAAAATACTTTCAATTTTTATTAATAGCAATAAAACATGCAATATCCCGCTTTAAATCCTTCAAATATTTTTTTGCTGTTGACATATTGGAGGATATTCTTTATTCAATATTTTCACAAACGGAATATTTTCACACAAGAGAATCGCCTGACATAGTCTTGCCACATCACTATAAACATAATGCGTGTCGTTTCGCAATTCCCAACGTGTTGGAATATAAGCTTTTCCTTTCCATAAGTTCAATGTATATTCAATATCCTTGTATCGCATATCTTCATACAAGTTTCTGGGAATAACAATATGAAAACTATCCTGGTTTTCATCGCAGTTATCATTTTCTAATAACACCTTTAGAAAATCACTTTTTCTTGCATCATTGTACGAGAGGATGAAGGACTTTTCTAATTCGTCACAATGTGTCGAATTAGGAAAATACAAATATACACTTTTCGTAGGTGCATGAATGACGTCTGTGTGCACTGTTGTAGTCAAAAATTCCATTATTTTTCTATAATTGTTTATGTTTTACTGTTTTCTTTCAATTTTCTTGCAAAGTCGATCATTTAAATAAAAAAAATATAAATAGGTTATAACTATGGATTTGCAAACCTATGCAGATACTATTTCATTTCGCCGCGTAGACAAAAAATTTCATTCTAACGACTGTCCTATTTGCTATATGCCTATTGAACCCACTCAAAACATAATATTCAACTGTGCTCACAACGCTTGCACGGATTGTGTGGTGACTTATTTGAAGAAAACGACGGATCGTCGGGAACTTCCCACGTGCTTTTTGTGTCGGTCCCCGTTGAGTGTTTTTGACACGCGTAACCGGGATTTCAAACGGCGGATTATCACAATGTTGCAGTCACAGACTCTTGCACATGAAATACGGCGGACCAATCGCCGACTTTTAGACGATATATTTGCGGATCAAATGTTACCTATTGGCACTGAACAAACGCATAACGATCCTATTAACGAACCACATTTTTTCGTCATTCAAATACGGGGCATTCCTCAGTCATTTTATTTGGCTTTTGGTATGGGAAAGATTGTGTTTGTTTTGTTTTTCATGCTTTATATGTGGAAGTGTTTTATTTCTTTGAATAGTTGAGTGACTGATTTTTTTTTAAATGGACTAGAAAAAGGTCTTTGTGCTAATATTATGCAGTTAAAATAATTAACGATTAAAATTTTTGGTATTTATTCTTTTGTTTAGACTAATTTATAAACTATGCACACCAACCTAATTATTGCTCACAGGGGATATTCTGATAAATATGGAGACAACAATATGCAGTCATTTCACGAAGCTGTTCGTGCGGGATTCGATATGATAGAATTAGACGTACAATATTGCTCTTCGGGAGAGCCGGTTATTTACCACGATATTGATGTAGATAATTGTTATGTACACCATTTATCGTCGGAAACTTTATTTTCCAAATACAATATTATTACTTTGGAGAGGTTTCTTTCGGAATTTGCCCAATGCAATATCAAATTGTTCTTGGACATTAAGGGCGACGAAGGTGTTATTGTTCACGTCTTGGATTTGGTATGTCAATGGATTCCACTTGAACGAAGAGGAAATATTTTCATCAGTGGTTTTAACAGGTATATTGTAGATCATTTGTCGGCTTCTGATTGTGGAGTGCAAATTGGCTTCACAACGGAGAATCGTTTTCGTCACGATGAACTGGCTTATTTGACAAATGGTTGTCATTTTGTATGTCTCCATTGGAATGCTTTAAACAATGATTCGATTGCCTACTTTAAACAGCACAATATATTGGTGTTTTCGTACACATGCAAGAACTATTTTATTGAGAGTCATATGAAACAGTTTGACATTGATGGTATTGTCACCAACTATCTTTTGTGATTTTTTTGCTTTCTCTTTTGATGATTTTTACGATCACATATATAGAGCCTATTAGTGCAACTGTGCTCACAATTCTTACTACGTAGTTTTCATTTTCGAACATTATATAAGTGTTTTCATAAGATTATTCGAACAATCTTACGAAATGAATTATTTCGTCATTTTCTTTTGGTTTTCCGCGGTTAAATATCTACCGAATTTCATCCACAATAACATACTGATGGTGAATCCTACTAAGAAACCGGCCATACATTTGTCGGGGTGATCACTCATGAAGGGACTTGTGAGAAAGGGTCCTAAAAAGAAGGTAAGGATGGAGTAAAATACCATTGCTCCTAAAGACATGGGTGTGCTTAAATGAGACATATTCTATACATTAAGAAAGGAAAAATTTTTGTTTGTGTGTGTTTGTGTCGACTCCATTATGTAAACGGATCTACTTCTTTTTCCAATAATTCCTTTGTATTATTGTAGTCGAAGCAACCGAGCACTTTGTTCTTTTTTCTGATTGTCACTTTGGACTCTTGTTGTTCCTTTTCTCCCAATATGAAAATATAGCAAAACTTCATTTTCTCTGCATTTCGAATCTTTTTGTTTAACGTATTTGTTGAATCGTCAATTATGAGTTCATATTTTTTAAAATGGCCGCGTACTTCTTGTGCATATTCATTGTTCTCTTTGGAAATAGGAATAACGCATATTTGTCTTGGAGAAAGCCAAAAAGGCAACCGTCCTGAAGTGTGTTCCAATAATATTGCAAAAAAACGTTCGAACGAACCGAAAATAGCGCGATGCACCAACACAGGACGTTCATAGTCTTGGGTCTCTGTTGTATACTTTAAATCGAACCTTTCGGGTAAATTGAAATCTAACTGAATCGTTCCACATTGATGTTCCCTTTTTAACGAATCTCTGATTTTTACATCTATTTTTGGTCCGTAAAAAGCACCATCACCTTGATTGACTTTCCATTTTGGAAATGTTTTGATGTTATTTTCCAAGACGCTTTCGGCTTTGTCCCAATTTTCTATGTTTCCAATGTATTTTTCAGGACGGGTAGACAATTCCACTTCAAAGTCAAATTCGAACAAGGAATATACTTGACTTAGAAAACTCAAAAAATCCTTGATTTCTTTGTCGACTTGGTCCAATTTGCAAAATATATGTGCATCGTCTTGCTGGAATCTTCTTACGCGTGTAAGTCCGGATAATGCTCCGGATAGTTCATTTCTGTGCAAAACGCCGAAATCGGCCAATCGAATAGGTAGGTCCTTGTAGGACGGAACCATGTGTTTAAACATCATACAATGACCTGGGCAATTCATCGGTTTGAGACTGAACTCATCGAAGTCGTTTTCAGTATCTATGCTCTTCTTATTAATAATGAACATGTTTTCTTTGTACTTATCCCAATGACCCGACATTTCCCATAATTTTTTATTGTATATATTCGGTGTCATGACTTCAGAATAGCCTAGTTTCTTGTAACAGTGTCGTAAATAGCTCATTAATTTAACATATACTTGCGCTCCCATTGGTAGGAAAAAACAACTGCCTGGACTAATGTCATCGAAAAAAAAGAAGTGTAAATCCTTTCCTATTTCTCTGTGTGTGATTGACATTGATGGTTTATATGCTATTTTTGCATTTATATGTTTTCTATGCAAGATAGTTATTGAAGCAATTTAATGTCCACCCATTTTATTGATAGTGCTATCATTCATTTCCGGTGTCGAATATTTGGTAAAGCTTGGACATACCACCATAGGATTCCGAGTACGTTTTAATAGTTCCCAATCAACAGCACCTTGGGATTTTCCGCTGTAAAAACAATCTAAAAACTCGGATGCACAACTTTTTGTAATTATATACATTTGTGCGCCCTGGCTATACATTTTATCATTCTGACTATACATTTTATCATTCTGATAGGCACGACGTAATGTGTATTTATCGTCTAATCTCATTATTTCATCCGAATCATTTACATCTGTAGCAGCGGATAAAAATATAATAGAAAAATCTATGTTATCAATAATATATTGTAAATAATCATGGATTTTTGGTTCAATAATGTCAATATCATCCTCACAAACTACCATATACTGTTTATCGTCTTGCTTGATAAATTGTTCTAAGCATTTTATATGACTTAAAAAACAACCTACTACTCCTTTTTTTTTATAAATATCAAAGTCAACATTTTGAAATAAAAATTTATCATTAGAATCGATTGTATAGTCATTACCATTGACCGCTTTAAAAACATTATAATCTATAGATAGGTTCTCTAGTTGTGCAGTCATTTTATTCAATCGTTCTTTGTCTATTTCTAAATTAATAATCTTTGTGCAATATTTTGTCATGTTGTCAAATGATTCTCTTTTTACACATAATAGTGAAACGATGATGCACAATAATAATGTTATTATAAGAAATATATACTTTTTCATTGTTATATATTTTCAATATAAATTTCTAGTTTGAAAACATCTTAGAAACCTTGGTTTGGAAACATGACAGGCTCCCTTTATAGAGAGGTAGTCGCTCACCCTGAACCCGAATATCCAAGAGAATACTATAAAGAACCTCCATATAACACTAAAAACACCCTATTTTACACACCTCTTCCCAGAAATGAGTGGCACGGGAAAATGTCCAAGAGGTTGCATTCAAAATTGCATCGTTTTCCAAGACAAGGGGTATGTTTCCATTCGCCCCTTCGGGGCTTGGGCTTCGCCCCTTCCCAGAAATGAGTGGCACGGTGTTTGAGCAAAAAGGCACGAAAAATCAGGAAAATTGAATGGTCTTTTTTGATGTAAAAATAGGCACCAATACTCAAAATAACAGTAATCAATATGTCCGCAAATAACACTCCCGTTCAAGTAACCGAGAAGAAGGCTCGCAAGCCCACCCTTTCCGCCAAGTATTCCAAGTTCATGACATTTGGATATAGTTTGGTGCAAAGTCTTCATGGAAGCCAAATCCTAAGTGACGAGGCTTTGGAAAGTGCCTATGCTCAACTCAAATTGTTTGATAATGTAGATAACCAGACCGAATTTTACGAGCAAGTTCTAAACCAGACCAAGGAAACTGGCAAGACTATGCGCAAATTCATTACTCAGCGTAACAAGCCCCCTAAGGCTGCCCGCAAGCCTCGTGCCAAGAAGGAGGCAGCTGCACCTGTAAGCGAAGCTGTTACCACTGAAGCTCCTCCTCCAGCTACCGAGAAAAAGGAGAAAAAGACCCGTAAGCCTCGTGCTAAGAAGACAACCGAAGTTGTCCAAGACACACAGAACGATGTTGTCAGTGAAATTGTTGCAGCTGCAAATGCCGATCCTCTTGAAGGGATTCCAGTCGCTACTGAAGAAAAGCCTAAAAAAACCAGAAAACCCCGTGCTAAAAAGGCAACCACTACCGAAGTGGCTGTTCCTAAGAGTCCTGAAAAGAAGGATGCTGTCGACGTAAAGACTCCAGATGCTCCTAAGAAGACGAAAAAGACCAAGAAGACAGAGACAGTGGTCGAGAATACTCCTCCTCCTGTTATCCAAGACGAATTAGAGGAAGAGGAAATCACTACACAAGAGATCGTTATCAAAGGAGTCACCTATTTAATGGACGATGACAACAATCTCTATTCTGTGCAAACCCACGAGGATGTGGGAAGCTATAACCCTGAGACCGAGGAGATCACTCTAAACACTTAATTATTCACTTATTCTGTAAAATCAAATAAATAAATCTTTTTTACATGAGTTCTGCTACTTCTTTTGCGGTTCGTTTCTTCTTTAAAGTGTGTATATCGTAGGTCAATAGAAACACTCTTTTTTCCCGAGGGCTCATTTTGTCCAATTCTTCAAACACTAACTCTTGGTGATCGTCGTATTTGAATGAGTAATTGGGTCCTACATGTTCATAATAGAGGTTATTGTCTCCAATGGGTTCCACGCGGCTATGTTCCATGGGTTTTTTCTTGAGTGCCATCATTTCGTAGTGTTTGAAGCGGCCAAATGGTTGGCATCGGGTTAAACATTTATATAGTTCTTTTTTGATGTAAAAATGACTATAATAGGGTACATCGACTCGTCCGTCGTAGTGTTTCATGGATTTGACCAATCCCAATAAAGAGGACTGGATGAGTTCACTGCTTCGTATGTAATTCGGCTTTATTTTGTATCTTTTCTGGAAGTATCTTGCTTTGTTAATAGCCCAAAGACTATATTTCGAGACTAAGAGTCTTTTGACCTTTTGTTTCATGACGAAGTCGTCGCTATTTTGCAAAATATTCTTGACGTGTTGTTTTTGCATGGGTGTGAGATAATAGGCATGTGCAGAGAGGCAAAATATAAGTAGTAGCAAGTACATAGTGATATAGAGGGGTATTATTTAGATGGGTTTGATTATAGTGTTTCTTGTACCGGGGGCCGAAGGCCCCCTATTGACCCCTCCTTCGGAGGGCTGGTGTCCACCAGAAATGAGTGGCACCGTATTTCTCTTGGACATATATACTTTAAACATTGATTAAGGGAGTCCTCAAAACATAACAGGAATGTGTTTTTGAATAAGTAGGAAGATGTTTATAATAGAAAGTCCAAGAGAAAGGATTACTAGAAATGAGTGACACCGTGATTTCTCTTGGACATTGTGTAGAATGGTTTCCTCAAAACATTATTATACAATGTTTTGAGTGACCCCTCCTTCGGAGGGCTGTTTTCCAGAAATGAGTCGTTCGAGTTTTAAAATCAGTTAATTACCTCGTGTAGTGAGTTTGCCAAAAGTATTCATAATCAAACTATTTATGGAACTACCAAATAAATTCATGGGTCGAACTATATCACAAAATAAAACAATACGGTGTTTATCTGTATCGTTTTTAACCCAATGTGTGTATGTATCATCAAATATTATTCCTTCACCATCTTTCCAACTATATTTAATATTATCGACAACTATGTAACAATCATCCGAATTTGGTGTAGATAAACCTAAATGATATCTAAGACTTCCTTTATACAGTCCTTTGTGAGGTTTTATATATGCTCCTGGAGATATTACAGAAAACATCGCTATTTTCACATCTGGAAGACTCTCAATTATTTTACAACTTTCAGGACACTTGTTTCTAGCAATCGGATCAATATCAGAATACCATGTTATATATAGTTTTTTCCACTCCGATTCATCATCAACAAGATCATCGGTAAAATACTGGTCTCCCATTATTGTTGTATATGATTTATATGTTGACAATGCCTCGTCTCTAAATACTTTCCAATTTTTTTGTAAAATCTTGGTTGTGTCCAATATAGAATTGTTGTAAAATGGTTCATTTCCTATAAGTGAAGTATATTTGCAAACTGGATTTGTTAGTGATAAAATAAATTCTATATTTGTTACTGAATATACTAATATACATAATATTATCAACAACACTAACCAGTACTTATTCATATAATAATCTACTATATTACTTTTACATAAAATCTGCTTGTAAATAAAACCACCCTTTCTTTAAAAACTACCTCTTGAATAAGATGTCCAAGAGGAAGATTTTCTTTACTATAAAATTGAATGGAAATTGACATATAAATATAATATTATCTATATATCAAAATGGTGAAAAATACTTCTGGAGGAAATAAGCACAAGAGTATGGCGCGCAAGGATGCGAATGGTGGGGGTGGTGGTAAGATTTATCTTCCCCAAGAAGAGGGTGAATGTTTTGCCAAGGTTACCAAGATGTTAGGTAATGGTATGTGTATGGTCTCATTAATGGATGGTGATCAAATTATTAATGATGTTATTTGTCATATACGAGGTAAATTCAGGGCACGGAACAAGAGGCAGAACACTGTGTCTCCTGATTCATTCCTTATTGTTGGACTTCGTTCTTGGTCTTCTGACAATAACAAATGTGATCTTATTCATGTCTTTGACAATTCTATTATCTCCTCTCTTCTTCTTCAATCTCATTCTTTTCATTCTTTTCATAACTCTTTTAACCCTTCACTTTCACAAGACAACCTTCTCTTCTCCCTTCACCCACAACACGACAAACACCTTGACAAACACCTTGAC